AGGACATGTTCGAGATAACCTCTGTTTGCCCCGTATCGGCGTTTCTGGCACGTCTCTGTGCCGACGAGGTATCTACGCCCTCCACAGCGGCGATCAGCGTACAGCGGCAGTTATACACGAGATAGCCGGGAGCAGACGTATCACCAGGGAACATAATATCGTAACCGTCAATCTTAAAAGGCTTGTTAATATCAGCCTTTTGTCCATCAAGCATGGCGTGTTCGTGTCTGGTTCTTCCATCGAGAGTTGCAATCCAACGTTTTTTGAGTTTTATACCCATCTTTTCCGCCGCCGCATAGCTGTCCATGCGTCCGGCGTTTTGTGCTCCGGTCACGGCGGTTCTGGCTGTTCGTATCGCGCTGTTTCGGTTCATGGTGGTGATGCGCTTCTGGAGGTCGTCCGCCATGTGCTTAATGCTTTTCCCCTGCAAAATGGAGCTAGTCACGCTTGCCGTGATCTGCTTCTTACCGTATGCAAGGTCAATGCTACGCTTTAAGGCTCGTTTCGGCGGGTAATACGGCATTAAGTCCGGCTGCTCTACCATGAGGCGCTTGACCGTCTGCTCGTCCCACAGATCAAAGCCGACGTTGCCAGACACTTGCTCAATGGTGTACGCCGCATAGTTGCGGTTCAGGCTGTAGATGCCCGGTGTCGCATCATTGGTATAGGACACGGCAGCGGCGTTTGCATCGGTCGCTCGCTGCGCCACCTTGTCGCGTAAGGCTTGATAGCGCTCTCCACGTGCCATTTGGTTGAGCCGCCATTGCTTGTAATCCTGTTCTGTCCACTCCTTGCCGTTCTGTATCGTGCCGATCAGGGCTTTCATTTCCTCGTCGCGCTGCTTGAACTGCTCAAAGTATGTATCAATGGTTTCTTGCAGCTCTTTCCCAGCCTCTCGATACAGCTTTGCAATGCGCCGTTCCAGCGCCGCAAGCTGCTTCTCGGTCAGCTGGTGCCCCTTATCGGCGACCATTGCACATTTTGCCCAGACAACACAAAATTACGATGGTAACGCACACAACGGCAATGTTAATGGTAGATGTAGCCACATTCATTCCTCCAGTCCATCAGACTCTTCTTCCGGTTCTTCAAAGCTGCGGTCGATTTCCTCCGCCGCCTTGCGCTTCATCATGTCCTCGTACTGATCGATGTCGCCGTTGATGGTCAGCAGCTTCTTGGTGATATACTCATCATCGTAATACTGCGCACCCATCAAAAGCGCCTGCGTTTCCTCGGTCTTGTTAATGATCTGGTTGCGCGTGTAGCTCGGAGTATCGTCAATCCCGGCAATGCGAAGAATTTCAACGATAAAACGGGTCACTTCGTTCTCAAGCTTGTCCGTTTTAAGGTCGAGCTGCACATAACACGCCTTAATTGCCGTCGCTGTCTGATTGCCCGCAGATACCGCTGATGCGTCAAAGCACTGGAAGTCCTCATATAGCTTCTTTTTCAGCATATCAATGGCACTGTTCATTCCCTCAAACGGTGCTTCAACGGTTCTGCTCTCCACCTTCGCCCCGTCGTCACCTTCGGCGTGAGCAACGTGGGTGGTTTTCAGACGCTCGATAAATTTCGCATCATCGAGATCGTCCATGCCGCCACAGTTGGACAGCACCCAGTAGATTAAATTTCCCTCGTCCACGTTGTTGACCATGTTTGAGGACGCAAGGTCGAGCGCGTCAATCGTATTGCGTTTACCCGTAATTTCGGATAGATGGCGTTTGTTGTTCCTCAGCGGAACAATGGGGAAACCCGGATAGTTTCCGCCGTCGTAAATTTCCGCTTCGCCGACCTCAGCCTTGCGGACAATAAGCTTGTAACTGCGCTTTCCCTGCAACACTTCCATGTTTTTGTTCTTTGGCTGAAAATACTCGGTGAATCCGTCCAGCTCGTATAACGTCGCTCGAAGCGGTCTGTCCGGCGCGACCTGCCAAAACCGAATACCAGCTTTTAGTGCGCCGTTCTCTTCGTCATAAAGCGGAACAAACTCTGTCAGATCAAACACGCGCATATGCGTTAAATCCCAAAACCCGAATGACACGCCTGCGATCTTCGCCGCTCTCGCTGCATCCATGACCTGTTGGTCGAAATCCCCACCCAGCTTCTTTTTTGTGTATTCTTTGGCAAAAGTCACACCGTTCCCCAGCAAATAGGATACTTCCTGGTCGACCGCCATGCCAAAAAATTTACTCGCAAGCTTATGGTTGGCTGTCCACATATCCCTGTGGGCGCGGCCCTGCATATCGTAGATGATTTTCTCGTAACGGCTGATGGTCGGGTTTAGTCCTTCGTAATATAGCGCTGCATCAACCGCAGCTCCGTATTCGCTTGATGTGCGATGTTCGTCTATCGCACTTCGAATAAACGCAATGCGGCTTTGTTCGTTCATTCCGGCGTTCAATAGGTCCTGATACATTTTAATGGCTTACCCCTCCGTTCCAGAGTGACTTGTATTCCGGCTTGCCCACCTTGTGCCGGAGAATCGTTATTGCAAAATAGCGGATATCGTCCATCGCGTGGTCGTTCTCCTTAATGGGCTTGTCATCGTTGGCCTTCTCGTCCCACCGATATAGCCCAAACTCCCGGATTGCATCCTTGCAGCTCCGATGAATCTTTATATTTCCGTTCTTGAGATATCCCGCCGTTCTCCGGATGCCGTCAAGGACGGCGTTGTCAGCCTGCTGCACCTTGAATTTTCTGCGTTTCAGAGCGGTAATGAAAGAAGCGGCCGAAGGATCAATAATCGCCCTCTTGATATCGTAGCCCCTCGCCAGCCGCTCCACAGCATCACAGTATTCCTCGTCCGTGAGTTGCTTGTAGTTGGCTCTTCCGTCGTAGTAGTATTCTTTTATCCTGACGGCTTTATCTCCGTTTACAGCCCATAGACCGCACGAGAACGGATTTAATGTGCCGTAGTCGATGCTTATGTAGTAATCCGCGGATTCTGGTATTTCGTCTGTTATGTTCGCCTCGGAAAAATCATATATAAGCCCCTCTGCCAGTGTCCATTTCCCCTGAATATACCTGTCGTAGAACACCGTTCCGGCATATTCTTTTTTCAGATTTTCAACGAAAGCCGGGGGCAAAAATGGATTGTCGTCTATCGTGTATTCCTGGCTGAAAATATCGGCGTCGCTATCAAGAAATCTTTTAAGCCAGTGATTAGGATACTGCGGATTGTATGTGCCGTCAAAGCAAGAATACGCTTTATCAAGTCGGCTTTTCAAGAGCGTAAAAACCTCTTCAGACCAGTCCGCAACCTCGTCACCGTAGCAATACTTGATCGATGCACCGCGAATCTTCGATACCTGAGACACCTTTTCCGCGCCTAGACAATAGCATTTCTCGCCGAAAATCCACGCCGTGTTATCGCTGGAAATCGCTCCAACAAGTTTATTGCCGTACAGGTTTCGCATGGGTTCTAGTACATTTCGCTCTATTGTAGATTTTGTAACGCCTAAGATAACGGAAAGTCCATCTTTCCCGGCTCGTTCTCGAATCCGCATGGGAATAATCCATTTAAAATCAAGATATGTTTTCCCACTTCTGGTTGCGCCGCCCTTGAAGTTCCATCGGCGATTCCCGTACCTTGCAAATTCAATCTGCTTCGGGCTTAACAGCATCTCTGAACTCCTTAATTAGCCCATCCAGCTTATTGAGGCTATCATTTCCACTCGCTGTATTTCTAGTGGCTTTATCCACGATAATTCCGAAAGATGTTGCAACCTGGCTCAAGGTTGCGGCTGAAATCCTCTCCGGGTCTGTCAGCGCTTTCAGATGCAACGTGATCGCTTCTTGCATCGCCGGTTTTTGCGATTCCATATACGCTATCATATCGGCGGTGTTCTCTTCTTTTTTTTGCTGCACTTTTTTGGCAATATCCGGCGAAGCATTAACAATTCTTTTCACAGTCTGGTGTGTTACGCCGTGTTTCCTCGCAACGGCGCTATACGTCTGCATTTCTATCCAATCGGCGATTATCATTTTTTTCTCCCGATCTGTAACTCTTGCCGCCATAGCACCACCTCGTTTCATCGCTAGCCGTTGCGGCTCAAGCTTTCGACAATTTTCATCTCTCTATCGCTTAGTCTCCAGACATGTGCGGCTGCACGTTCTGCGGCTGCACGTTCTGCGGCTGCACGTTCTGCGGCTGCACGTTCTGCGGCTGCACGTTCTGCGGCTTTTGCATCTGATAGTAGTAGCCCGCCGCCGAATATCACTTTTTTATGCTCAGCCTGTGCATCCAGCTTTAACACTTTGGTACAATCGCCGCGCCTAATCTCAAAATCAATCCCATACTTGCTATACCGCTGGAGCATAGCTGCCGTTAGGATATGATCCGGGTATTGGTATTTCGGCAGCTTTCGGCACGTCTCCTGCTGGATTTTATCCATAGCCGTCTCTATCTCATCGTGCAGATCAGGTGCTGTCCTGGCTACCACATCGCCACCTAGGTTGGTAACAAACGCCGTACGTACAACCGCGCCATTTGCATATGTAATATCAGTACCACAGACGATGTGTGTCATCCCCATGCAAACATCCTTACCGGTAAAGACAGTAAGGGAAGGCGCAAACAGGAAAAACCGAATCCCACGGTCAAGATAAAGTCTGCAAATCTTGGCGAAAATGCTAAACGGTGGATTATCTAGCACAGTGCATCCGTCTGGGTAGTCGTAGTGCTCATAATCTCCGCCGGGATAAAACGGTCTCACGGTATTATCAGGATCAATGTCGTACTCTTTGCAAGCCCAGGTTTTGACCGCCTCATAGACCAGTGGTGGAGTATAACAGTCATCCGTCGTCTTTTTGGGTTTGAACTTATCCACAAACGCCTCATACTCTGGGTTGTCGTTAAATAGGCTCGTCTGATCCATGTTCTCACCACCTTTTCGTGCCTCCCTATTTGTATCCCGCCGGGAGCTGGCGGTGCCCTGATGCGTCACAGGCTTACGCTTTGCGCAGTAACCCGACTGTGCCATTTCCCCCACGTTGGTTTCACTCACCCGGCGTGGGTTCCGGGCTGCTCTAATTTCTCTACCTGTCGAGCACGTTCAAGCCCACAACTTATTTGCCGCCGTGGGCAAGCGGCAGGCGTTGCAAGGGGCCGGAATTGAACCGGCCTGACGGATTATGCAGTTACCGTCCATCACCTGCCCTTGCATATGTCGTGGCCTGTTGCACATCGTTGAGAGGTGTGCCACGCTCTATCTTGTGCAGGTGGGCGGGTTTGAACCGCCCTGGCTTATAGATCAGGAAGGAGATCGTCCAGGGGCAATTTTAGGAGGAATTGCATGAAAATCAGCCAGCCACCAAGGCATCTGCGCGTGAAGCCAGAGAGTGGAGTTGTCACCACTCGGGCGGGTATTGCGTTTGCGGGATGTGCAACAGTCGCTCTACCAACTGAGCACATAAGCCCGGAACTGTCCCCTGGCATATTTGACGGGGCAGGGAAATGGCAAACACAGGAGGAATCATCTATGGATGGGACCCACCCCGTCAATATTATTATACCTTCCAAAAGCGTGTACGTCGTACCCCCATTTTACAAGGCTCCATACTCCAGCATCCGATCCCGGAACAGTGCCAGCGTTGACCGGCAATAGCCGTAGAAAACCGTCCGTTTGACCGGGATGTAGTGGATTTTTAGAATCTCGTCGTAGCTCACACCGCTGACGATGGAATAGACGACATCATCAGCTAGTGTGGGATCAGCCGCATACGCCGCATCATAGAGCAGTAGCCGCCGCTCATAGTTGGGCTGTCTGGCTAAATATTTGATGTACTTTTCCTCGTTGTGCTTGAAACCGTAATCTCGATAGCTTTTATCACTCGTTCTCATGTCCCGTAATCTCCTTTGTCAGCGCCTCCGCGATCCTCCGCAGCCGTCCAGCCAGTTCCTCGTCGGGCACTTTTGCCTCTCTTTACCATCCACTTGCAATATTTGTATTCTATCGCATCACACCACGTTATTCCTCCAATCCATCGAATAAACTGATTTGTGACTTGGTGTAGTCAATATATTCATCCTCCCAGGGAACTCCGATCCAGTCCAGCACCCTGCCCCAGCCGTATTTTTCACCGGTTTTTTCATCGGTACAGCAGCGGTACATCCAGAATTCCCATTCCTTCGGGTTATCCTCCCGCAGGCGGTCAAATCTGTGGGGCCGCTTTTCAATGTGGATTCCGAATCCGCACATGGAACAGCCTGTCCGCTGCGCCCTGGTGGTCTTGAAATGTCCGCCCTCATATACGATTTTTCCATAAGCTCTTGGTACCGGCACGTTCAAATCTACCGCCAAATGCAAAAGGTCGTCTCTGGTGAAAATGTTGAATGGGCATGATCTTATGGTTGATTTTCCGAAGTAGTTGCAGCCGTTTTTGACCAGTCCGTGTTCTCGCTGACCACCCTCCGACGCCATCAACCCCAGATACGGAACACTGTGATGCTCTCTAGCCCAATCGTCGGACGGTTTTTCTTTCATCCAAAGGCAGCAGTCAGCCCCAACCTTAAACGGTGCTGTCAAGCACTGGATATCCGGCCTGTGGCTCTGGTAATTCCAACCGAACAATTTCAGCCATTTGTCTGGCAGCTTAATTTTGTCAGAGTGTTCAAAATGCCCTTGCTCTCCCATATCTCCGGTCATAATGGCGTGGATAAAGGTCTGCTTTTCGCTGTCCGGATTCTGCAAATATGAAATTTTCTTGGCTTTGGCCTTGGAAATTACGGGGAAGCCAAATTCTCGAATTACCTGAACCTTGGACTTGTACGGTCTGATCGGAATCACGCCCAGTTGCTTGTGTACTTCCTGATTTCCCTTATCCTCCAAGGACGAAACCGAAACTGCCGGAATTTCCTCCGCCGAATATCCCATGTCCCTGAGAAAACATAAAAGCGTAATGCTGTCCAGTCCCCCAACGGAAATATGATTTTTGAGTGGAAACGCCTTTCCGTTATCCAGGGCCTCCCATAGATTTGCCTGATTGCTAAAGCTCACCAGATGGTTTTTGCCGTCCACATAAAGCCTGTGACAGTCGTTGTAGAAATCCCTGGCCTGCATCTCTGCATACCGGATTTTTGCCGCATAGGGCATAGCCTGGAGCTTTGCCATTTCTGCATAGGTCATTTGGTGCCCACCTCCGGCGCATCAGGCAGTGGCATCCAGTGAGTTACCCCATACGTCCCGCAGCCCTCGCTATCGTAATACCGTCCTCCGACGTAATACCCCATAAAAACATCCGCTTTCCCAATGGCAAGCAGCACATCCTTCCCGCCAGGCGGAAGCACGTCCTCCACGCTCACCCACGGCCCCGGCAGCAGTCTCAACGCCCTGTAAGCCTCCAGGCTAATTCCTCCTGCCTCCACTTCGTCAATTACCGCAATTGCGGTCTTACGATCAATGTAATCTGCCATCTTTCACATCCTCTTTCCAACTAGCCTGTTCGGGTAATCTCCGGTCGGACACATCCAGTTCGCTGGGTACTTTGGCGGAATAGACCGCATCCCATAGCGTTCCGGTTCAAATCCGACTTCGGAGAACAGGCACATTTGCAATCCATCCATCAGTTCCGGCAGCTTCCGATAGTAGTAGATGATGTGGTTTCTAACCAAGTTCATATTGACACCGTCCTCCCAGCCCGGATCATTGCACCCATGGAGGCGGATGTGATCCCACCGCCGGAACTCGTCTTCAACCTGCTGGAGCAGGCTTTCGCTCGTAATCGGTTTTTTTGCTTTTCTCACTTGACGCACCCCCTTTAAATCTCGATGCCGTCCAGCGCTTTGATTGTCCGTTGCATTTCTTTCCGCGAAAGAGCAAACCGGTCAAAGCCACCTGCGAGTGCAACTTCCACAATCGCGATGATGTCCCGCGTTGCAGAAGTCGCGGAGCGGAGGCTGTAAGCCTCCTTCCCCCACACCGGTTCCAACTGTTTGAGCAGCTGGAAAGCACCGCCGAAAATCAGGTTATCAGCCCTGCCAGTTCGGAGCATATAGCCAAACAGCCCCCGGCGTGCCTTGGTCTGGATTGCCTCCCGATATAGGAGGTGCAGGTCCCAGCCCACCTCGTTAATTGTGATTGTTTTCATTTTGATTCCTCCATTTGGTAATTTGCAGTTTCCTGCAGTGCTTCTCTACACTTCTCTACGCATCTCTGTGCCGTCGCAGATCAAACCGCGCCTATCGCTGCCTCCCCGTTGCTCTCCGTTTCGGTTCCATTCCCAGCGTTGCCATTGCAGGTCAATTTGTTTCGGTGCCAAACCATTGCGGTTCCAATCTATGCTTTCCCCTGGCGGTTCTGCGCTTCTCTGTTCCGTAACTAGTCTTTGCAATTCGCCGCTTGTCCTCTCCTTTGCAGATCATCGCGAAACATTGCGGTTCCATTCCGTAGCTAATCACATCTACGCTATTCCATAGCGTGGCTATTCCATCCCTTTGCGGGTCTTTGCGTCTCTGAGCAACTCCGTCACGCTGCAACGCAAGGTCATGCAGTACCATTGCGTCGCGCAGCGCTTCTTCTCTGCGCTATGCCTTTGCGTTTCTTCTCAAGTCACTGCTCTTCCTTTGCCCGGCATTGGTCTTCCGATCAACTCCCCCGCTCCGCGCCTACTTGCATATCTCTTGCAGTTCGATGTGACGCCTTACCATTCCGTTGCATCTCGGAGCGTTTCACCACTTCGCCATTCCACCGCTGTTCAACGCTGTCTCCGCTCTTCCGTTGCGATGCAGCGCGGAGCCAAGCTCTGCCTTTGCGTATCTGGGGTATGTAATGCTACTCCGTTGCTTATCGGCTCATGGCGTGTCTTCGCAATGCCGTCGCTTATTCAGGGACATCCTCCCAGGTGAAGCGTCCCATTCCGGAATTACGCCACTGTCCGATTCCGCTCAGGCAACCGTAGTCCAGCCACTCCCGGAGGGCTTTCTCGTCGCTGTCACTCAGGAGCACCACGTCAAACTCGCAGGTAGCACCGGCGGGAATCTGCTCAGAGCACGCAAGGCTGATCCGTTCGCCCTGAGCAGTGTTGGCTCTCAGCGGGCGTTCGCATTTCCCGATTTCGCCCTCAAAACTGATTGGGATTTGCCGGGGCTGCGGGAAAATCAGCTTGTCAATTTCCCTCTTGTAGGCTTTGATCTTGCTGGATTCGGAGCCGGTGACTTTCCGCAGACCGCCACAGGAATCCTTAAAAAATCCCTTGATCTGGTAGTCGTAGAAAAACGGTCTGCCGTCCTCCGTGCGCGGAAACACGGTCATGCCCTTCTTGGCAACTGCGTCTGCACCCAGCGCAGCAACCTCATCCTCCACACTGGCAGCATCCGGAGCCTTACTCCCGATAAAATCCCGGTAAATGTCCTCGTTGGCAGGGCTAGTCCCCAGCACAGGAGCGGTAAATGTGAGCTTGATATGTAACTTTTTCATGATGATTCCTCCATGCGTATTATGCTCGCCAGCTTATTTTGTGATGTCAATTCCATATGCGTCCAGCAGCCGCTTGGCTGCCTGTCTGTTGATTCGTTGCCTCTGCCAGCTGCCTTTGGTCCCATTGAGGCTGAGACCCGCAGCCTTGGCAATCTCTATCCATGTGTGCTCTCGCTTCAGGGCACAAGCCTTGTCCATGTCCAAATCCGCAGTCAGAGCATACGGTTTCCTGCCTGCGTGAGTTTCCCCTCTCCGAACAACAATACCTTCCTTCTCCAGCAACGCCCACGCCTTTTCCGTGACGTTTGCCGGATCATCCTGGAGCAGCGATAGCTTGTCCCTAGGATTCCCGGTCATAAATTCCGTGCATCCGGTTCCGGAGGTGAAGCCCTCCAAACTTTGCTTCCCGGTGCGTTGGTAGTGCAGATATATCCGTGAGTGATGCCCAAGGCAGAGGGAATAACCGCAATGGTAACGGTTTTTACCTTTTTCACCGCCAGTTAATGCAAGTCTCCAGACACATTTTGCGCACCCGCTCCCAGCCGTGCTTTTTTTACCTGCCTCCGTTTGTTTTTCGGTCTGCCCGTGGAGCACATTTCTGAGAAACTTATCACGTTCGTGTATCACCTTGATGAACCTGACGTTGCGGTATGCTTTCCCATTGCAGCGGAACTCCCATTTCCCACTGTGCCAACGGATTCTTTCCGCTCCGGACACAGGCAACCAGATATCTGAGTACCGTGCTATTTTCCCGGCTTTCTGGGCGTCGTCTTCGGTATCATAGCGTCCAACAAACTCATCGTTCCGGTAGCCAAACCACCGCTTGCCCTTTTGAACAATCTCCACGTTAGCCATACTTTTCATTCCCGCACCCCCTCAGAAACTCCAGCATTTGTTCTCGGCTGCGTTGCACGTCCTCACGTGTCACGGTCCCCCACATAGGCTCGGTTTTCCGCTGCGGAATTCGCTCCATGAGCTGACCAACTGTAGGCGCATAGCCCTTGGTATCAGTTTGCACAAACACCTGGAGCGCCGCTTTTGCATCCTCGTAGCTCTGAGCCTCAAACGCCAGAGCAAAGGCAGCAGCTTTATTCCGCACTTCCGCGTCTCGCACAGGGTAGAATTGGCGGTATAGCCCGACAAATTTCACCGCTTCTGAGTTTGTCAAAATATCCCCTCCAATTCGTCCGGGTTAATGCCCATGATAAAATCCACGGAATCTGCGGTACTCTTTTTTTCCTTCCTCGCCCAGCTTCGGATGGTTGCCAAAAAGTCCTTGTATTTCTTCCCGGATGATGCCATGTACTCGCTCAATCGCTCAATCCGTGATTCCCAGTCCGCTGGAAACTCGGATTTCAGCTTTTCCAACTCCAAATCCGACAAAAGGACGTTCTCATACTCGCCGTATCGGTGGCGGGTGGGCGCGTCATGCGCCTTATCTCTCTTGGTTTCGGTATTGGTTTTGGTTTCGGTATTGGTTTCGGTATTGGTTTCGGTATTGGTTTTGGCATTTTTGGCATTGCTTGGGATGCTTGCGCATGCATTAGCATCTTTAGCATTGCTCCATCGTGCATTAGCAGCTTTTAAAGCCCGTTCTGACTTTGCTCTATCTTGATCTTCAAAGCCTTCACGGTACCGGTTCTCCCGATTTCTAACCCGTTTCCAATAGACCTTCTCAGTGCCATTAAGCTCCGGCTCCTGCCCTGACATGCTGTATTCCTGCAATGCCCGGATCAGTCGCCCGTACTCTGCGTCACTGAGCACATCCATTTCTTCCAGGTACTCAAATGGGAGTGCGGTATACTCTCTCACGATTTCACCCCCTATGTCTCAAAAATTCTGATTTGATATCTCCAAAGCATCAGCTTCCGCTTAATGGTATAATCCGGAGTCCGTACGCCCTTGCAATCCTCAACCACGGTCTTGCCGTCTTGCCGATAGACAAAATCAGCAATGTACCTGCAAGGACGCTCAACCACTTTGCCCGGGCGCTTGCCGCCTCTAGGCCCTATGATATCTGGCTCTCGCTGAGCCGGGATTAGCTCAAATACAACCTGTCTCCGCAGGTCTGTAACGCGTCCGGCAGCCTCTAAGATTTGCAGCTCTCGGTAGCGCTTAAATTCTTTTCGGCTGTCAAACGTCTGACCATCTGCCCGAATTTTACGGGCGTGATATTTATTGTAGGTCATGGCTTAAAAAGGGAAATCTCCGTCGTCGTCCGTGAAATCGTCAAATCTCTGCGGTGCAGAATCGGTTTCACTTTTTGTCTTGCTACCAGCAAAATAGATGTGGTCAGCAACAACCTCATACGCTGTCCGCTTGTTCCCATTCTTGTCCTCATAGCGACGGCTTGTCAGCCGTCCGGAGACAATCGCCATCTGACCTTTTTCAAAATACTTCTCGGCAAATTCTGCCGTATTTCTCCATACCACAATGGGGATAAAATCAACGCCTCTATCGCCGTTCTGACTTTTATAATCCTGATCGACAGCCAGATTAAAGGATGCAACAGCAATTCCACTCTGTGTGCGTCTCAGTTCCGGGTCAGCCACAAGCCGTCCCGCCAGTGTGATATGATTCAGCATCTGCCGTCCTCCAACCTCCGCACAAAAGCGGTCAGCTCGTCCGCAGAAATATATACCCTAACTCCGATGTTGCACGTGTTAATTTTTCCATTGTTGCGGAGTGCGTCCAACGTGTCCACGCTGATACTGAGCATCTGCGCTGCGTCCTTGCGGGTGTAAAGCTTCTTATCCATAATATCCTCCTTTGTGATATATCAGTTTCTCCGGGTCCCAGCCCGGATATCTGGCTTTCAGATGATCTTCAATGATCCGCTTGTAAGCGGGGCGTAGTGTGGTTTGGTCATATTGCCGGTGACACCTGTCGCATAGGGTCACAATATTCTCGGGTATTCCCAGCCCCAGAGCGGAGCGGGGGATGTAGTGGCACCACGGGTTGCCCGGGGCGCCGCAGATGATGCAGCGCCCATTGTCCCGCTCCCACACTGTCCTTTTGACATCATCCGAGATGGAAGTAGCTTTTTTAACGCTCCCCATGCCAATCCTCCAGCATTGCCGCCAGCTGATCCGGCGGCAGATATTCAATGCCGTTTTCCCGGCACTCGGCAATAATCAGGTCAATGAGCCGTGCCATTTGGGCGGTGTCATAGACGCTGGAGCCATAGTATAGAGCGACATCCAAGGTTCCGGTTTTTATCCCAGCTCCGACAACTTCAACCATCCAGCCCTTGCCGTTGTTACCCCAAGTCTCCCGGAGCTTATCCAGCCCCCGAAGGTCCACGGTAACAGTGGTGTAGTTGTCCCCAACATCCGGTATCAGCTGACGGTATATCTCCTCAGCGGGGAGGTGGAGCGCCGCTGACAGCTTGCCTAGAAGTGTCCAGGCGTAAGCGTTTGCCGACAGACTGCGTTTCTCCCTCCACTGGGTGATTTTTACCCTCTGGGGCTTGTCCGCCCCCTCTGCGTAGGCTCTTGCCTTTTGCCCATCCTCGACCAGAAGGTGGAGCCATGTCCCCTCCTGGTCAGTAGACCAGTTGATGCGGTCAGCTCTGGTTTCCATCGGTCTGCTCCTTCGCACGTCTCAGGGTGTAACAGTCGCCGCAGAGAGGCACGCCATACCGCTGAATCGTCCGGTTGACCATCGTTTTTGCACTGGTCTTCGTGCCGTCTGGCCAAACAACGTCACCAATGGTTTTTTGACAATCTCTGCACTTAACGATGGCAGGAGGAGGAGTGGGCGGTGCTGGCTTGTCGGGTTGTCTGGGAACTGCAGGGAAGGAAAATACTACCTTACCGGTCCGGTCATTGACAAGCTCCAGTTGTTCAATCTTCCGTGCGTCGTTATAATTGATGCACGATACGCTAAAGCTGTCCTTGCATACAGGCTTGCCATTTCTACCTTGCTCAACCTTGCAGTCGGAGATCCTCACATAGATTCGCGGCGCGGAATAAAGCTCTCGCCCAATGCCCCAGTTGACACAGGCGCGTTTGAAACTGTCAGACGCAAGCCCCTTTGCTGCCTCGGTGTTGCTCTCAGTGCCGGTATCCTCTTTGGGCACCCACTCTTTTTTATCGGTATCGTAGATGCTGACGATGCAGTTTGCATTCTCACGGCAGTGCCCGCGCCTCCAATTCATGGGGCCGACAGTCTCATCTAGCAAATCCATGTCTACCCTGGAATTTTTATAGAGCAGGATCACAAGATAATCATTAGTGATTTGCTTTACCCTGCATTCAATTTCGTCTGGGCGAAGGGTGCGAAATTTAACATCCATCCCCGTTATCCTCCTCAATATCAAAAGTCAGTGGGCAACACGATCCACGGTACCGATCTGGGAACTCGCATACCTCTCCATTAAGTCCGCAGGTGCTGGAAGTGCGCCGGAAATGCTTGCACTGGTGGCAATTTAAGTAGACGTTCCCGCGCAGGTCAACCGGAAAATTCACCTTGACGGTGCAGGTACCGACGATGTACCGCGACACCCCGGAACTGGAGCCAATCATACCGTCGCCTCCAAAAACTCGGGCAGGATATCGTCTGCTGCCTCATCTTTGCAGTCCAGATGATACTTGTGCCCGTGCCACCCATAGCAGGTGTCCTCCTGGATCGGTTCCCCGCAAGCGTAGCATTTCGGGAGCTTGTCCAGCCGTTTTTGCTGGTCCCGATCATAGCAGTTAAAATCCGTAATTGGGTCGGTGGAATAATATCGAGACATCATTCCACCTCCACAAACTCGCCGTTTTTGAGGGCATACCACGTGTCTGCCTTGATTTTCTCACCATCAACCTTTGCAGTTTTAACGCACACAGGGATATATTCTTGATCCTGCGTTCCCCACTCTGCCAAGGTAATCCAGCTCCCAATTTGGGCTTTCACTTGGCTTCCGCGTCCGGCACAGCAAATAACGCTGTGTTTCCCGGAGCTGCCGATCTTGGCGTAGTTCCCAGAGCTGCCGATCTGGGCGTAGTTCCCAGAGCTGCCGATCTGGGCGGAGTCCCCAGAGCTGCCGATCTGGGCGTAGTTCCCAGAGCTGCCGATCTGGGCGGAGTTCCCAGAGCTGCCGATCTGGGCGTAGTACCCAGAGCTGCCGATCTGGGCGTAGTTCCCAGAGCTGCCGATCTGGGCGTAGTCCCCAGAGCTGCCGATCTTGGCGGAGTACCCAGAGCTGCCGATCTTGGCGGAGTCCCCAGAGCTGCCGATCTGGGCGGAGTACCCAGAGCTGCCGATCTGGGCGTAGTTCCCAGAGCTGCCGATCTGGGCGGAGTGCCCAGAGCTGCCGATCTGGGCGTGGTTCCCAGAGCTGCCGATCTTGGCGGAGTCCCCAGAGCTGCCGATCTTGGTGGAGTACCCGGAGGCAACCTCAGACGGCTTTGTTTTCTCGACAAGAAAATCAACGCACGCTTCCACAAATCCGTCAAAATTTAGTTTGGCACCGACGTGGAGCTTGGTTGTGCAGCTCTTGTTCCCACTCGTTTTGGTGTTTCCACCTGCCACAACCTCAGCAAACTCGGAAAATTCGCCGTTATCGTTAATAAGCGGATAGTATTCCAGCACATCCATAGGGTCCAGGCAAAAGTGCATACCGCATTTACAAAGATCGGCTTCAGGCTCCTCGAACGTTGTGTTTTCGGCGTACTGCTTGCCATTACAAACAAGCCCAGGGTTAAACGCCTTGTAACCTTTGATTTCCATTGTGCAGATTCCTCCTTTTATTGTTCACCCCGGATTGTCCTGGGGTGCCATTTTTTCTCATCCCGGTAGCGAATAACATCCATCTGCCGTTTCCGGCTAATCTCTACCAGCTCCCGGCGGAACGTTTGGTAGCGTTCACAACTGTCATGACATACGGAATGCCGGTCTGGGCAATCCTTACACGGCGCGTTCATTCTGCTCTAACGCCTCCTTGATTGCCTCGGGGCCAGCTGCCCGGATGTACTCCAGCCATGCTTTCTCCCGCTCCTCGGGGCTGATAGGGTCAGCCCGGATGATCTCTCGGTCAGACCGTCTTACCTCAATCATGGCGCTCAGTCTCCTTCTTTATAGCCTCTTCCATAGCGGATTCGGCTTTAGCCAAAAAATAGCCCTTGTCAAAGTCGGTCATTTTCGGCAGCGCCTTTTTGATGGTGTCAGCCATCTTTTTTTCTTTCTCACTCATGTTGTAGCCTCCTTTTCGGTGGGATTTATGGGATGCGGCGATTCAGGCTCGCCGCTCAGGGCCTTATTTCAAAATGATGTGCAGTCGGTTTTGATTTGCCCAATAGCTCAGGCTCTCAACCGGTTTATCTGATTTTTCAAGGATTCCGTCCTCAAACCACTTGCCAGCCGCAACGACATTATTTTTACTGTCCCGGATGATGATCTGAGTATCATCGGTTATCATCCGGTGACCCTTTAACAGGCCCTCTAGGGTTAGATCATCCATGTGCCTCACCTCTGTACAAGTCTCTCTTTTTCAGCAATGCTACAACGGGATACGTTACTGGATCACCACTGGAATTGCTATTGCAGCTTTGGCCGTGTCGGTTATATCACTGCTTATCGCATCTGAGTAACGGTTGAAAGTCGTCACAAATAATTCCCTTCCGACATCCAACTAGCACGGGTCGGTGCTCAAACCAACCATTACCGCCAGCCGTGACCGCAAATCGGCAATCAAAACACTGCTCGCTCCGGCAGGGGTTAAGCTCATTGCCGTAATCAGCGTTGCGATCCTCGATTTCTTTCAAGACGTTTCGCAGCCTCTTGTTTTCTTCCATCAGTTCGCGCTTGGTCATGCTATCGCCTCCATGTGATTTGGTGTGTCGCGTATTGATTACATCAATACTATACATCATATTATCAATATTGTCAAGCGCTTTTTATTGATTTTATCAATAAATTTCATTGACATCTTAAACGGCAGATGATATTATAATGGAGCAGGGAGGTGATACCATTGGAATTTAAGGATCGGTTAAAAAAAGCCAGGAAAGCGGCAAATCTGACCCAGGAGGGGCTTGCCGAAAAGATCAACCTGAAGCAAAACACGATTGCATCATATGAGATTGGGCGATTGATGCCTAGCAACCAGACAATTTCACTTCTGTGCGACAAACTCAACGTTCGGGAGGAATGGCTGCGCACCGGGGATGGCGGAATGGAAATTATTCGTCCGAAAGATGAAGTGATAAGCGCATTCATGGATGATGTGCTGGAGGATCAGCCAGAATCTTTTCGTCGTCGCCTGATTGCTGCGATGGCACGTTGGACAGAAAAAGACTGGGAGGATTTGGCAAGATTGGCTGAAACTCTTACAGGCGGTGGAAACGAAGAAAAATAAAATAAGGGAGCGGGTGACCCGCTCCCTTATTTATTCGTCTTTCATATGTTTTGTTGCCCTATGCTGGACGTATAACCAAATCAGGTACAAGTCCCGCTCGTCTTCGCATCGGTCGACTAACGCCTTGATTTCGTCTCTGTATTCCTGTTTCATATGTACCTCCTTGTAAAGTGGTCGATTTTCACCAGTTTGGATTTTCGTTGGGCGCGAAAATGGTTTTCTGCCCCCATTTTGCTGACATCCGCAAAATGGTCCATATCGTTTTGCAGACGTTGACAAAACGATGCAGCTTGGATAAAACCTTGGATAATCTCAGATAGTTAAGTCAAGGTTTAGTTAAGGTTTAGTCAAGGTTGTGTGTAATATCCGGACATTTTGACAATTTGCACAATCGGTACCTTTCCCTTCGTGCTCTTTTGCCCTTGATAAGATTTCTTCTTTTTGGTAGAATCAATCTATCATTTATAAGGAGGAATTACAGAAAATGAAAACATGGAAACTTGTCTCTGGCATTTTGTCAATCGTCCTATGCTTTTTTGTTCTCTTGCAGTCCTGTGCGGCTGGTCTGGGGAACGCGCTGGAAGCAAACGGTGAGGTCAGCGGCTCCGCTGGTGTCCTGGTAGCGGTCATGCTCCTGGTTGGCGGCATTGTCGCGATTGCCACCAGAAACGCAAAGGGCAAGGGCGGCGATATCGCATTGATCGTCCTTAATGGTATCGGTGCTCTCATGGGCTACACCCTGAGCGGCAGCTACAAAGACCTCAAAGTATGGGCAACCTGGTGTTTAGTTTGCGCTGTCCTGGCGATTGTCGCGATTGTAAAAGCCAAGAAGACCGCCGAGGAGTAATGACCTGATCCATGCGCGAATTCTGGCGACAATCCAGATCAGCGTCCGGCGGCTGGGGCCCATCATAGCACTGCATGCAATCACCTCCCGCAGTGCTTTGTTGACATCATCGTAACACAGTTTATATTTCCGGACAATACCATTTATGTGCTATTTCAGCCATGTTTTTGTACTAGAGTTATACATTTTTGGTGTTATTTTGCAATCATCGAGGAATAAAAAATGCCCCCGGTGTACCAGCACCGAGGGCGATACGCAGATATCGGGGGCACAGAATGGAAAGAGCCCAAATTGGAGGAATCTGCACATTTATTATAGCGCAGTGCCTCCGGAATGTCAAACGTTAGGAGGTATAAAATGATACACGGAGCGTATATTCTGGCGCGGTACTCCACCGAAAACCAGTCCGAAGCCAGCATAGAAGTACAGGTTGACCGTTGCACCGAGTGGTGCAATCAGCATAGCATTCCGGTGCTGGACGTGTTCGCAGATCGGGCAATTTCCGGGATGAAAGAGACGCGCCCGGAGTACCAGCGTATGATGCAGGCGTTGTATGCCGGCGGCGCTGACACTGTGGTGATTTATGACCAGTCTCGTATGTTCCGTAATATGGTTTACTGGTTTCAATTCCGGGAGACTCTTCAGCGGATTGGCGTACACGTTGTATCGGTTACACAGCCTACAGTAGGCGGTGATTTGAGCGACCCGGCTGTTTTTCTCAACGAAGGTGTAACAGCCCTATTTAATCAAATGTGGGTGTTGCAGACACAACAGAAGGTTCGTGAAGGTGTTCGGCAGCGTGCGAAATCCGGCAAGCATACTGGCGGCACTCCGGCTTTGGGTTACCGGGTGGAAAATGAGCGTCTGGTGGTGGACGAAGAGGAAGCGGAAACCGTGCGGCTCATTTTCGGGCTGTATGCTGCCGGGCATGGATATATGGATATCATCCGGGAGTTAAACCGGCGCGGTCTGAAAACCAAACGTGGAAACGCATTTGGGAAAAACAGCATTCATGATTTGCTGAAAAATGAGAAATATGTAGGCAGGGCGCTGTTTGGCGGCAAGCCGGTCAGCTATGACGGAACGCGGAACGCTCACGCCGAGCGTGGGGAGCATCTGGAGATAGAATGCCCAGCAATCGTATCACGAGAGCTATTTGATGCGGTACAAACGAAGTTAAAAGCTAATAAACACCAGAATACTGGGAAGAGGGTTACAGATGTGGAACAGCCGTTAAAAGGGAAAGTGTTTTGCGGAAAATGTGGAGGTGCCATGACGATCCACTATAAATATCCGGAGCGTGGAAGCGCGCGCTATGAATATTATAAATGTGCAACCAAACAACGCGGAAAGGGATGCGCTGGAATGAGCATCCGCAAGGACGAGCTGGAGGAGACCGTAGCAAACGCTGTGCTTACTATGTTGGGCGCTCCAAAGTCCCGCGAGAAACTGCTGGAAGTTCTAAGAGAGCAGCGTGACAATATCGTAAAAACCGCTGAGCCAAAATTAAAAGAATTGCAAAACGAATATGACATACTCACAGAGCAAATTGAAAAAGCTGTGGATGCCGTTATAGCCGGTCTTACAACTCAGGCGCTGATAGAGCGTACAAACGCCCTGGAAATCAGAAAGAATCGAGTTGCAGAGGAAATCAGATTATTGAAATCAAACGTTGAACACTCCGGTCTGAGTGACGAACAGCTCGCTCCACTCCTGGAGAAACTGATAAAAAGTGCAAAAAAAAACCCGGCAGCAATTCTATCAACCGTTGTTAGGGTAGAAGTGTATGAAGATACAATAAAAATTTGGACAATCTTTGACGATGATCCAACCCCAGGGAACAGTCCGGTCACAAAGTCCAATGTTGCGGAGCTCGTAAAATCACCCAATACCGGAAAGTGGGCGTTGGGTACATTTATGGGTACCGCTTCTGGCGTACCAACAAATGTACCCAACATTTCAGTTGTGGTGGCGTTTTCGGTGGCGCGAGAACGTATTAAAATAAGGTGAGGGCTTACAGCCCTCACCTTATTTTTATTCCGCTACAATCCTGTAGTAATACGCTGCCGGTTTGGCTTTTGGCATGGACACTCTTCCAATTACCGATTGGCGATAATCAGCGCCCTCAACGCACTTTCGCTGAGGTCCAGCACCAGATTTTCTCCTTCTCCGGCTTTGCCCTTAAGCTTCCCGCTTTCCACCAGTTTATCAACCTCGGTACGGTAATAATCCGGCAGCTCAGAGATCAGGTGATAATACCGCCCAATGGGTTGCAACCTGCCATCACTGCCAAGACCAACAACCATGTTGGTCTGCATATCACCGTCAGCACCGAGATAGTAGGTGTCACCGCCTGCCTCAACCTTCCACGCATTTTCCAGCATATAGCCCTCCTTGTCGAAGTAATACCACCTATCCTTGATCTTTGCCCACTGCTCCTTGTAATAGGCAGTGGTGCTGTTGGCGTACCACCATCCCTTGCTGTCTTTGTGCCAGCCGATGGTGTACTTTCCGGTGGTGCCAGTCAGCAGACTTGCATCGCCCAGCACGTTGACATCAAATCTACCAGAGCATCCGGGGATTGTATAGGAGCTACTGTACTGCCAGATTGCCCAGCCGGACGCAGAAGCACTGGACGCATACTGCGCATACCACTGGACGTATTTACCCACCCGGTTAATGTCCACGTACCGGCGCAAGTAGTCCAGATTGTAGTATGTACCGGGCTTATAACCAGCTGCCTTGACAGCCTCACAGAATGCCACGGTGTGGGCGTTGAACGCCTCCTTGCCCAAGGTCACACCCTGCTTTTTGGCGTAGTCCACAGTGTCGTACTCAAAGTCGAAGAATACCGGCAAGGTGATCTTGTCCTTATACGGCTCCAGCAGTTTGAGCACGAATGCCGCCTCATTTTTTGCTCCGGCAGCGTTCAGCGCGTAGGAGAAGTGGTACACACCCACGGGGATGCTCTGCGCCAGTGCTCCCTCCATGTTGCGCTTGAAGTAATTGTCGGTGTGGCTGACACCGTAGCCCGTGCGGATGATGGCAAAACCAATACCCGCAGCCTTGATCTTCGCCCAGTCCAGAGCGCCGTTGTGCTCTGATACGTCAATACCGATAATTTTAGCCATTGTTATCCTCCTTTGCGTCCACTTCCGGCAGACCTGCAATGCTGGTCAGCAGGCTCACAACGCCTGCCAGAGCCGCAGTGCCCACCACGGTCACCCAGTCCACCGCGCCGATGGTCACGGCGGCGGGAATCATCGCTACCGCCGTCTGCGCCACCGTTTTCACGGCGCGGATGCCCGCTGCTTTCCACCACATCTTTGTCTTAATGGTCATGTTTATCATCCTCCAAATCTTTAATCCGATGGTTAATGACTTTGATCTGCTCCTCTACGACAGGCATCCTGCGGGCAAAGCCGTTGTGCTCCCGCACCTCCCGGGTCAGCTCCTCCAGTTTTGTGTCAGTGACCGCCTGTGTCTTTTCCAGATTGGCTCGCATCTCTCGTGCGGTTTTGCGGTTGGTGATAACCACACCAACCAGTGCAAGCCCTCCGGTAATAAGCGGTGGAATCACCGCAATGATAATTGCTTCCATTTGCCCTTCTCACTTCTTTTCCCAGGCGGCTGCATAGTCGCTGGGGCTATACGCCGTATCCTGCTTGCACAGGTACAGCTTGCCGTCTGTGTAGATCATGTACTCTCCGGCGTGGTACATGTCATGCGCCCCGGTAGGAGCCACATAGTACCGTGCTGTCTCCGGGCTGCTGCCGTGCAGCGGACGGTTAAATGTATACCACGCCGCGCTGTCTAGCTTGATATCCGGGTATACAGCGTTGTCATAGTTCTGGTAGCACTCCCACACCTGATCCTGCGTGGTGTAAATCTCGCCCTGTGTATGGGCGCCAGCTGTCCACTCCGGATAGAGCGCTGCACACTGGATACGATCATCTGCTGTGGTGGGCGTGGAGCCTGCCAACAGCAGCCGCAACGCCGTAACGGTTGCATCCTGCACGCTGTACTCCTGCGGGAGTACGGGGATGGCTTCCACAGCTGCAATTTCCTCGGCGGTCATGTCCCGGAGAACGCCATTGTCGTTTATTTTCATGCTTTGACCCCCATAATAGTGATTGTTCCCGATGCAGTGTTTTCGGTTCCGTCTGCAACTACCGTGTTTATGCGGATACCGTTAACATAACCGCCAGAATACCCAGTGGACGGAAGTTTCCCGGCGCCGACCATTGGTGTCCCTTGGGTCAAAGCTACCGTTGGTCCAACACAGCATGTCATAGCTGGATCACAATCAATAAAAATCAATGTTATCGCACCGTTTGGATGGTTTACCGTTCCAAATCTATACCCGTTACCAAATGCTTTCCACCCAGTCGTTCCGTCTTTCAACGCGCTTAACTCTATCGTCCTATACACAACGTCAGTTTTAGCAGTATATCTTTCTGTAGCTGCACTATCTGACGCTATTATTAAGATTCTTATTTTTTTGAGGTAGTCAAAGTTCAGCTGGTCAACGACTGCCTCACCAAGCGATATAGTGCCAATTTGTTCCCACGTCTCGCCACCGCTTCCGCCGCTCGGCATATCCACTGCGCTCCACGCCGTCGGTACCCCGTCACTATCCACCGCAGCAATTTTGACGATCTGCCCCACGGTTGCGCCAGTGACATCCAGCCCAGTTCCAGCAGGACCAGTAGGACCCTGTGGACCAACAGGTCCCTGCGGTCCCGTTTCGCCCTGAGGTCCCTGTGCTCCGGTGTCTCCCTTTGGACCCTGCGCGCCGTCAAATGCGCCGCTTGCTTTTGCTTGCGCCAATGCGGCATTGGTAGCGCTCTGGAGATCATCTTCGGTCAGTGCTCCAAGCCCCGCAGCTGTGATGGTTACGGCACCAGTCTGACCGTTGACAGAGGATACACCAGAGATACCGCCGCCGTCCTCCAGCGCCTTAATGCGTTCGTCCAAGGCTTCCCATGTCTTGATCTCCGTGGGGGTGTACACATAATCAGACGGCTTTGGGCGCGTCTCCAGCGGTACCGTTGCCACGTCCATTGTGTGGTCGGGCTCATATGCCCAAAACACGATGGAATTCGGCAGCTGCATCAGCTCCGGCGGGATTGCCACCTGCTGATTTGTTACCGCAAACGGCACAGCCTTTCCACCCCACTTAAAATGCACCTCCGGCACGTTTTCCGGCTCCGTGATGGTGATGGTAATGTCGCGGTCCCACTGGTAGACGCGGGATTCGCCATTAGATAGACTATACTGCATCGTCAGCCTCCCACTTTACCCATTCTTCCATCCAGACGTACAGCACACCGTCCTTGAGGTAGTAGGCGTTGTTGATGAGGGGCACACCCTCTGCGTACACAATCGGGTTGTCCACGGTACCCGTGGGGTGCTCCTGCTCTATGTACTCCTGCCGTACCAGCACGTCACCGACGTAGATGTTGCGCCAGTCAAAACCGATTTTGTCAGACTGCACTACTTCGGATTTGATGCCGCCCAGCGCCTGTACGGTGCTGAGCGTCTCCTGCGCCGACTGTGCAGCGGACGTACTGATACTCTCCGTGCTGCCGAAAATCAGCATAAGCGCTTCTGCTGGAGCCAGTGGCGCATCCTCAACGATGCTGTCCACTTCAGACCATGCAGCTGCATCCGTCTCCGCTGGCAGGTAGAGCGTTCCACTGATGTAGACCGCGCCGTTGGTCAAAAATTTACCCTCAGTTGCTGTAATGTTAATCATTTTGATTCCTCCTTAGCTTGCCACCTGAAATGCAATCGTGCCCGACGCCTGAAATTCGCCGGAGGTCTTCTGATAAATGGCGGTGCTTCCCAGCTTACTTGTGCCGGTGGTGCCGGTTTCCTGCCCCATAGCATAAAAGCTGCCGTTTTTGTTGCACTGCCAGCCGGTGAAGACGATATTGGACGCCGCCGTGTAGCCGGACAGGTCGCCGCCGCCGGCGGTGATGTTTTCCCCCGGGGTCAGCGGGCAGCCGGAAACCTTGATCCGCCCGGTGGTGCTGCCTGCAAAGGTGCCGTAGACCGAGAACGTGACCACCGCCATATCGCCGATTTTGATGTACCGCCCAGTCTGGATGGTATAGCTGGCAGCGCCGGACACCGTGGGGGTCCAGCTGCCGGAGGTGATGCCCAGAGCGCCGTTATTGAGGATGGTTTTCCATGCGCCATAGGTGACGCTGCCGCTGCTGTCGGTGTAGGCTTGCCGGACATACTCGTCCCCCTGCCAGGTGGTGAGCTTTTGCAGACGGTATTTCAGCGCGTGACCTGCAATGGCATCGTGGTCATCATAGCCGCAGGCATTTATCACCTGCATCGTAAACGCCGCACTGACGGGACTGTTCTGGATGGAAAAGCTGCCTTCGTCATAGGAATATTTGTAGTAGCCGCAGGCGGTGTAGTCATTCAAATCAGCGCCGGACGGGATATCGGTAAAATTCCACAGCCCTGCATTCTCAGGCATTGCGCCGATGGAAGCGGGGGTGACCGCTGCCAGCATTCCTGCAACGTCGCTTTTTGTCATCAGCTTCCACCACGCGCCAGCTTCCACAGTGCCGGAGCTGCTGGCGCTGACATACCGGTTATACTCGTTTCCATTGACAGCTATCAGCTTTTGTATCCGACAGTAATATGGTCTTCCTTCGATTGCACCGCTGTCGTTCAGACCCAATGCCTCGCTCACCTGTAACGTAAATGAATTGTCGCAGGGTCTGTTGGCAATCGTTTTAGCCTTCGAATCGCTGCTCACCCTGTAGTAGCCGCAGGCGGTGTAGTCATTCAAATCAGCGCCGGACGGGATATCGGTAAAATTCCACAGCCCGTGGCTTTTGTCTGCCTTATTTTCAACTGTTGCCGCTGCCGCCTGTGCTGTTTCTGCCGCTGTTTGCGCTGTCTCCGCAGAAGCAGCAGCAGCGGAAGCAGAGCTTGCCGCGTTCGTGGCAGAGGTC